ACTCTCGCTGATATTGGCAGCTTTCAATGCCGCTGCCACGCATTCGTAATTCGTGCCGAAAATCTCCTTTGCGTTCTCCGCAAGCTCCTCCGCTGTATAAACGGATTCTGTCTGCTTCGGTTCGGTCTTTTCGGCAGTCGCAGTTTCAGGAGCTTTGGTTTCCTGCTCCGCTGCATTTGTAGGTTTTTCTTTTGCCACTTTGCATACCTCCTTGATTTAGTAGATGATATGGTTTAGACCGTGCGGCTTTGCCCGATACCGAAGCAAACCATATCTGCCTGTAACAAAAACCTGACCGTCTTTCAGATAGTCAGATTTGTTATCCATCTGTAACCGCCTGATGAACATAGGCGATTTGTCAAGCATGATAACCTCTCCATCAAGAGATAGGCTGTTTGCTAAATCTGCCGCAAGTTTAAGCCTAACTCCGTTGTCGGGGCATAAAATATGGACGGCAATTCTGCCATCCATCCACGCTACGGTATTCGTTTCCTCCGCTTTATCTGCGGATATAAGCCTGCAATAAAATACCGGGTTATCCTTTGAGGCTACTGTGATTTCCTCCATCCTGTCATATCCTACTACAGTATAGTCGTGATACATATCCTTGATATAGCCATTCATAGCCATGACCGGGTCCGGGTCGGAGGTTTCCTGATTCGTATATTCAAGGATGTCGAATCTCACTTCGCAACCTATAAGCAGGTCATTTTTGGTTTCCTGCAATTCAAAAGCGTCCGTCCTCGCCCACGCAAAAGCGAAAAGCGATTCTGAACCATCCGGCTTTAGTAAAACATCTTTGAGGCATTTACGCACCGTTGGTTCTATTTCCTCTGGTACTACCTCGCCTGTGTTCTGGCATATTAGAGATACGGATAACACGCCAGCGGACTTGCGCTCCTCGTTAGCCTGCATATCGAAGTTATACACAACTCTCGGATATTGCGTCTTGCTATCCCATCCCTTTTGATTATCCTCTGGTGGTGCAGGGCTGAATACAGCCGGTCTGCCTGAATACACCGCAAGGAACGCTGCAAGCTCCTCTGATTCGGAGAAACGCTTATAAATCAGCTCCTCAAAGTCCATCGTCCACCTCCTCCGCTTCGGTGTTTGGCTGGTACTCATATACCGTTATAAGGTCTTTCGACCAGCGGATTTCCCAATCGCCGTTTACCGCCTCACTTACCGGGATAAAAAAATGGTTCGTCACATTGCCGATGCCCGGATGGAACTGAACCGTTATCTGCTTATCCGTTACCGATGTAACGAATCCGCACCTGCCTCCATCATTCCACGAATAATGTTTCGCATAGATAGCATCTCCCGGAGCGATTGCAGAGGAATCAAACAACGCCTCTGACCGTTCTATAATCAGCTCCATTGCCTACCTCCTAATAATTCTCGCTCATAATTCTTTCAATCTCTGGCTCTGCTTTTTCCTTTATCCTCTCAACATACGGTCTCGCCGCCATTCTGCTTGTGCCGTTTTCAAGGTAGCTTGCATACGGAGTGTTGCTCTCAATGTATGCCGTTACCTGATTATCGCCTTTGGATTCCTGCCCCATCGTCCAATGCAGACGCAAGGCACCGGTCCGTCTTGCAGGCGGCTCTCCCGGAGCTGACGCTTGATAGGTCGCTCTCGAATGAGGCTTCCTGTATATCCGTCCGCTTCGCTGCCCCTTTAAGACTTCCAGCTCGGCATTTCGCAAGGCGTTTGATACCCTTGTTGCTCTGGATTTTACCTTTTGATTGACTTTCCTAACTGTCCTATCGACAGCCTCTTTCACGCCTGATATAGCTTCTGTTGGTGTCATCTGACATCATCCCTTTCCTCTGCATAGTACAGGGTAGCCACTCCCAAAGCTCCGCAATCGTCTACATCCGTGATGTAGAAAATCCGCTCACCGCAAATAAGGCGGTCTGTCCGCTTTGCTTTCGGGCTTCCTGCCTGTGTAATGGTGTGCGTAACAATATGGTCTGCTATGCTGTGGTTCGTTATGTCTTGGTCGGACGCTTTCGCCAGACACCCTTTCAGCGTGATAGTTCCATCGCCTGACTGCTTCCGTACCGCCCTGCCTCTGGAATTGACCGTTTGCTCCGTATCTTCCACGATGAACTCCTTGAACAGATTGCCCGGACGCAAGTACATATATCTTGCATTTATCATCGGTCTTTCGTCCTTTCGTTCTCCTGCATACCTGTGTAGAAATACGGCGGCTTTTTGGTAGCCTCTCCCCCGAAGTCGGGAACGAAGCTACTTTCAAGAGCGACTTCTTTTTTCAGGTCGTCATACGCTTTTTTCCATATCTTCGCCCTGTCCGATAACGCAAGCGTGAGTGGACCGGTCTTTGTATCAACCTCGTAGGAAAATCTATGGAATAGGCTTTCAAGCAGCATCAGCTTCGCTCGTTTCCATGATTTGTGAATCTTGATTGCAGCGGCTATCTCCTCGTCCGTGAGTGCTGCTGTATCTGCTTCTCCCTCAACCATCGTATCTCCAAGCTCAAACCTCATTCTGCTAACGGTCATACCCTCGACATCAGCCGGATTGTAATTGTAGCTCCCTTTTGCCATCTGACACACCGCCTTTACTCTGTTGCTTCGGCTTTGTCGTCCTTTACGGCTTCGCTAACGCCCTGTGGAGCGTCTTTTGCTTCGCTATTGGTATCAACATTACCTTTCGGAGTTTCGGGCTGTTTTGAGCCTGTCTTGGCGGTTTTCTTTGGAGCTTTCTGTTCTGCTACATCAGAGTGAAGCACCGACTGTTTCTTTTCAGCCGGTGCCTCCTTTGAATCTACATCTCCGATATAGCCGCTGGACTTTAACGCCCTGATTCTGCTCTCCAAAACCTCTCCGTCAGGTATGGTGTCTCCTTTTGCGTATCGCTTGCCGTTAAGCGTCAAGCCTTTCTTGCAAATGAAATCCATACGCCAGCCCTCCTGCTTATACGCACTTCGACAGATAGCAAGCAAGGTCATCAGAGGTTTTCTTCATATCGGTAGACATCAAGCCCTCGATGAATTCTGAATGAGTTCCAGCCTCGCCCTCGAACTGGTCTGTTGCCATGTAGTTGCCGTTTCCAAGCATATCCCATGTGAAGATATAGCCTGCGCTCGGCTCGTCAATGGCAGGAGTATTGGTGGTGTATGTCATCAATGCGCCATCGCTCTCACATACGAACTGCATATTGTCAGCCTGACCCTCATCCGCTGCGTTGTAGGTAGCTTCAAGCACCTTTACGCTCTCGAATCCAAGAATCTGTGCAAGCACATTCTCATTTACGATAGCAGGATTAGCAGAGGAGCCGGTGTACTTCACACGCTCCAAGATGTCCGGGTGGTTCTTTAATGCGATGTACGCATCATATCCGAGTGAGAGCTTGTTCGGCATTCTGCGTCCTGCAAGCTTAATCTCACGCTTTCTTGCGTCAAAGAAGTTTACAGGGTCGAAGTTTGCGTCTGTGAATTTGAGGAACTGCTTTGCTCCCGGAGTACCGCTTGCAATACCTGTGAACTCGTTAGCCCACACGCCGGTCTTGAAAAATGCCTTTGCAAACAGGATGTCGAGATGGAGAAGCTGCTGCTCTGATACGAAACGAACCTTGCTTCTACGAGGGTCGATTGAAGCAGGAACTCCGGCTCTCTGATAGTTGACCGCTCCTATCTGGTCGATACCAACGATAATCTGGTCTACTACACACTTGTAGGTATTATCGGTGTGACCCATCTTTGCAGGCTGCACCTTGCCGAACTCCGGCTTTCTTGCCACATTATCCCTTGCGAGGTCGCCTTTCAGGAACTCGTAGTAGTAGCCTGTGGAGAAATCCACCGGGCAAATAGGGAAAATGCTTGTTGCTACATGGTCTCTGGGGTCTGCGAAATATGCCATGCTCATATTCGTAAGATAGCGGTTAGGCTTCCAGCCTTTCGCAATTCTCGCCTGAATCTCGGCTGTATTGTTAATCTGTCTTCCCATTGCTTATTTACCTCCTTTAAGCCTTATATCCAGCTTTGATAAGCTGAACTGAAATTACTGTGCCTGCCTCGTCACAAGCTCCAAGGGCTACCGCTGTGATGAAGTCGCCGCTTGTTGCTTTGACAGCCTTTCCGGCTGCGTCCGTGGTAAGCTCGTCTCCGATTGCGATTGCTTCTCCTGCAATCCACTTTCCGATGTCCTTAACCTGAACGGTTACATCGTCTCCGGCTGCAATGTTCTCGTCATTGGTAAACAGAGACAATCCGATGACATTTGCTCCTGCCGTGGGAAGTGCCAGCTTTCCATCGCTGAAAGCAAGGGCGATTCCCTGTGCGCCGGTTATCGCTGCCTTTGCAGGATAAATCACGGTAGCACTTTCATTGATTGAAGTACCGAAATATGTTGCCATGTCTTAATCCTCCTTTTCACACTCTGCTGCAAGCTCCGGGTCACTCTGGAATACCATATCGAGTGCCTGTGCTTTGGTTACTCCGTTGTTGGACTTCATAATCTCGGCTGCCTTTGCGTCAGCTTTCGCCCACGCTGCACCGTCCGATGCCTGACCGCCAGACTTTCCGATTTCAGCAAATGCCCCTGACTTCTCCACGGTCTCAACCGCTGAATCAAGGGTAGCAATCATATCATCGTAGAAAGTGCCGCCAGCAGCTTTGAGGTTCTTTAATACAGGGAAAAGCTCCTCCTCTTTCTTTCCGATGATTGCGTATCTCTTTGCTACCTCGTGGAGTGCCTTATCCTCTGCATCCTCACGGAACTTCTTTAAGGATTCCAGCTCTGCCCTGATAGCCGGGTCGATGTTCTTGTAAACATCCTCTGCCTGCTCCTGCTTCGGAGCTTCGCTCTGGGTATTCTTCTTTTCTACCGCAGGTGCTTCCGCAGCCGGTGTCTCTGTGGGCTGTGTTGCTTCGGTCGCTGCATTGTCGCCAGCCTGTGCCTCGCCGCCCTCGTCTGTGCCGTAACGCTTCTCGATTTCCTCATAGAAAGCTCTCTCGGCAGGTGTCATCTTGCTCTTGTCGATTTTCATTTCTGATTCTCCTTTCGGTTCTGATGAAATATTTTCTTCTGGTCCATCCGCTACCACTACCGCCTTTTCAATGGTTTCATCAAGTCTTGCCCTGACTGACTTCATCATTTCAAGCTCGGTAGCTGTAACTTCGTTGTCCTTTGCCACAATGGAAGCAGCCTTGCCGTTGGACCATTGTTCGATTGCTCCGGTTATCACGGAATCGAACTCGGATAGGCTTTCTTTCATTGCATTGCCAGCACTCAATCCGTCAAGCTCGTCATCATTCAGGATGGAGCATAGGGAAGATTGAAGTGCATAGCATATATCCCAAATCTCGTCAGCGATTTTTCGGTTCTTTTCCTCATTGAGCTTTTCCCCGAACGATTCAGCACCGCTTTTCTCGATTTCCTCTAATGCACTCTCGAAGTCCTCATTTTCAGCAGAAAAGGCTTTCGCTATTGAAGTAAACAGCCTTTTCCAGAAGTTAGGACTTTTCCCGGTCTCCGCTTCCTGCGGCGGCTCTGGCGTGCCGTCTTTGCTCTTATACAATCTGATGTGAGCGTCAGGATTCGCACCGTCATCTACAAAATCCACTTTCGTGACTTTGAGATTCTTTAGCTTTGTTGCCATCGCTTCTCTCCTTTCTGGAAGATTTTATAATGCAAAGGAACAGCCTCTCGGCTGCTCCCTGTATTACCGTCATTCGTCATCGACTTCCACACGCTCCGCTTCGCCCTCGATGGAGAACATAGGATATGTGCCGTCTTTGACCTTTTCCCAGACATCATCATCCAAGACCTTAAAGCCTATCCACCATCCGACAGGAAGTGTACCCTCTGGGATTCCGATAGCTTTCTGTTTTTCCTGCGTGAATACCACGCTTTCCACGAGGACTGCAACGCCGCCTCTCTCGTGCATTTCTCCACCCTCACGGTAAAGTTCCACGAACTGATAGGCTGCTTTTTCCAGCTCCTCCGGCTCTATGATGTCCTCTTGCCAATCCTCGATGACCTCTCCATCCGTTCGGATAGATACATTCGCCCATCCGAAAGCAAGGCGTTTATCGTCATCTGATTTGGCAATCTTGAACCGCCCTTTGATTACATTATCCTGATTATCGGTAGGGTTACGCTCGTTGCTCTTTGTAATCAGGTCTCCAAACCTTTTCACTTGATTTCATCTCCTCTCTGTCAGTAGTCCGGGGAATTAACCTCGATGTATTCTACCGCACACGCACATCTCGGATGGGCTGGCGGTGTGATGTTTTCTCCTGATGAATGGAAGCGTCCGAAATCAAAACTCCCATCCATCGCTATCTCTATGCCCTCTAAAGCTCGGCAGGTGTCGCACACTTGGTCGTCTCCCGATGTACACCATCTCTTGACTACCTTTCCTATCAGGTTTTGCTCCTGTGCTTGCCTGATGCCCTCGTCCGTGCCTCTGTTGTAAGCTGTCGCCATCTCCGTTTGAGCGATGGTTAAGGCTCTCTGCCGGTGCTGCTTCTCGGCATATTTGCTGGCAGCGTCCAACGCTCTACGCTGTATGGTTTCCTTGCTTGTGCGTGGGTGCTGCTCTGTAAGCGTCTTAACAATATTCTCATAATACCGTAGGTTTGCCTTTGCCTGTGGTTCTGTTAGCCCTATGCACGGTCGAATGAACTTCGCAAGCTCGTCTACGGAGTGCTTTTCCTGAACAGACCTTGCAAGCAAGGCGGCTATTGCGTCTTTCTGCTCCTGCGTGGCTACTGTGACAAATTCCGCTCCGTGGGTCTGCATCCAATTCAAAATGCCCGGTTCTGACAGGTTGAATGAAAACCCTGAAAGCCCGGACATAAGCGGCTGACTGATTGAACCGGCACTTGCCGCCCTCTCCCAGACATACCGTAGTTTGTTCTGAACCAAAAGCGAATAGTCGCTCGACCATTCACGGAATACCTCTGCCGTTAAAGCCCCGGCTATAACCGCTTGCCTTAACTCCTGATATGTGATTGCGTCCTGCTGGTCTTTCCAGAATCCGCATAAAATCTTGATGGGGTCTCCCTCATTATCTCGGAGATAATCTTCGAGTTTCTTTAGGATTTCCTCTGCGTTCCCGGCTCTCGCCTTTTTGTAGTGACGCTTACCGGGCATTATCAGTAATGCCATAGGCTCACATCCTCCCTAAACGCTTTTTGGCAGCTTCCGCTATATCTTCGGGAATATTATCGTCTGCGTCCGTTTCGTACTTTTCTGCGGCTGTCTGCGGCTCTGGTGGCTCGTTTCTGGTACGCAAGTCCTCCCTCGTATCGTCAGGAACTCTCGTATCTGATGTGCGTTCCGGGAGATGCCCTACCTGTCTGATGTAGTCCTCCAATCCATCATCTGGCACAAGTACGCCTATGCCTGTCATATCCTTGATGAACTGTGATACCTTTGTGATGTCTGCATCCTCGATGTCGCCGTGTGTCATCCTCGGATAATCTGTTATCCCTGCGAAATGCTGACCGTTGATGTCAATTAGCTGCGGAATGCCTTGATTGTTGAAAGTCTCGCAGATAATATCAAGGAACGCTCCGCAAGCCATAGCGAAAAGCTCCGTCTTGTCAGATGATAAAGCCCAGCTTCCGCTCTGCTGGTGTCCGAGGAAAATAAAATCCGCTAATACCGTCATTGCTATTCGGGTATCGTAGCGGTTTATAATGGCATTCGTATCAAATTGTCTCGTGCCGCCTGAACTCAAAAGCTCCAGCTTATAACCGTCAGGAAGTACAACGCCCTCCATCTCGTCACGCCTGATTCTTCGCACCGTGCTTTCAAGACCTGACCTGATTCTGACCGCATCCGGGTTCTCCTCATTCCAAATGTCAAGCCCCTCCGGTGCATACATGACCGGCAGACCTGCAAGGTCTCTTTCAATACCGATTCCCTCTATCTCCTGTATTCTGCGCTTAAAGTACCATGACCTGTAAGCATTACGGAGAATCGACCTGCCCTCCGGGTTGCCTTTCCTGCTCCGTGTTCTGAATAACAAGGCTTTCTCTGTCGGTATCGTGTATAGCTGGAACGATGGCGGCGGCATCTGCGTCATGCCTAATAGGTTGTCCTCGTTGTCGTACTCCCATTGATAAAGTGTTTCTTGTGCTCTTATCGGGAGCTTTTTCCAGCCTATCAGTCCATCGCTGTACTTGCTTCTCGTGCGTGGGTCTTTGGTATTTCCCATGCGCCGCTTATATACTAT